CACATTCCAGTGCTCGCTCTAACTGTTACCCCAACCCCAACCCAAACCAACCCAACCAACACAAACAAAACAACAAATTGATACAGACTCATGAAGTTTCGCCCCTCCCCTCATCAACACCACAGTGTTGTAAACCGCAACAATGAGTTGCGGGAGAGGAGGGCGCGGGATGCTTTGCTAGGAACACCAGTTCCAAATACCTACAGCGGTGGGGACTTCACTGATCCCGCCGGTAGATTGACGACAGTCGCGCATCGCAGCTTCAAAATTAATGTCGAACATCATCTTGGTGAAGGTGTGCACTCCTACGAGGATGCGCCTAACCCTCTCAACCAGCTCGGCGCTATACATGCCGATTGCATCCCTGTGGTGACTTCCAGCGACTTTGAGTCGTTCATGGCGTCATTCAACAAGCGATGTAATTTCATGCAAGAGGGAAAAGATGACGATGTTAGTGATGAAGCCTTCAAAGAGGCAATGGATATAATTGCTGAGGTTAAGCAACGTTCCGAAGGAATGTTCGAACCTTGGGATGAAAATGAATCTGATCGTCAAGATTGGATGGACAAATTTTCACCAAGCAAACAAGCGCGCATGGCCGAGGGATATGAGAACATCCCATCCGCCAGCGCCGCCTACATCGGAAAGAAAGATCTTAGTGTTAAAGCTGAGTGTTTGATCAAGCGCGATGACCCCGAGTGGGCACCACGTGTGATCTACGCCGGCAATGACACTTTCAATTCCGTTACTGGTCCCGCCTCTTGCCAGGTCATGAAACGCGCCGTGCATTTAACCCGCACGTGCAAAATCCCGTTCGGCGATGTCATGGTTGAGTTTGCCTACTCAACCACTGATGTTGCCTTGTGTGACTTCTTATTCGAAGACACAACCTTCAAAGAAACTGTTGAAGGGGATTTTAGTCGCAATGACCGTGAGCAGCGTTCTCGCACTGCCCTATTGTATGATGCTTGGCTAGATTTACTCGGTATGCCACAATGGTACCGAACTCTTCTCCTAGACCTAGAGCACTACACTGTACAAAATTTGAAATATGGTTTTTACGCAAAGCTTGCCTTCCAATTGCCAACCGGCACCACATCAACAACACCCCGCAACTCGTTGTACAATGCAACGATGTTCGCCGTCGCCGTTCGCCGCCAAATCGCGAACGGTGATTTGCCTGCTCCAGTTTTGTCCGCATCTGCGCCTTGCATCAATGGTGCGCAGATACCGATCGCTGGAGTAGCAACCATCCTCGGTGATGACATACTCGCCCGTCTTATGCGGCGATTAGTGTTATCCGGGTGGGTGAAAAGTGTTGCCGATTTTAAGATGGTGCTCAAGGCCAAGGCCCCGCGCATCAACGGTGAAGCTACTTTATTGAGTAGACGCATATTTGCTGAAGTGGATCGCCCTTGCATGGTGCCACTTCTCGGGAAAATGCTTGTCCGTTTTAACGTTCGAGCCACTCGCAATGAAGAAGTTTCTGACTCAGCCTACATGGCTGGGAAAGCGCTTTCCTATGCTTATGAATGTCGCCATGTGCCATTCTTGAGCAACATGTTCCTTACTAGGTACATGATGGAGGATGATCATGACGATGTACAATTACAAGATTTGACCTGGTTCACAAGGTCGTCTAACATGTCATTACAACAAATCATCCGCGCAATCAAGAATGAAACTGTCATTGTCACCGAGTGGGAATTTGGCGCATGGTGCTGTGAACAATACGATCTCGACCTCGAAGATGTTCGTGAGTTGTTTGTTAACACAGTGCTATGCCCTGACCTCGTTTTACTTGACTTGCCAAATCTCTCGAAAATGCAATGTGATCTGTGATCATAATGTAACCTTAAGGCGAGATCCTCCTTATGGTTGTTGATCTCAGGTAGCAATACCGTTGAG